GACGAAGAAGTAGATAAGGAATATAAAGTCTGTCCGGTTTGCAATATAAGACTTGAAGATAAAGAAACAAGTGATCTTGGAAGGGATACATTTGATCCAGGGGAAAGTGATATCTTATCTCAGAGTGTTTTAGAAGGAACAGATATTTGTCCGGAATGCCAATTAATGATTACTCCTTCAATTCAGAAGGAGAAGATGATTGTCAATAGGTTAGTAGAACAAAAAGATGTTCCTAAAGCGCGACAGTGCATTGAAGTTTATGGAGGGCTTTATTGTAAAGTAGCAAGTTATGCTAAGACCCAAAAAGGAACTCCATACTTAATCTTCTCTCATGAGACTAACGTCGCGAATGCTATTGATAGATTTGGTAATTTAGATGGTAAGATAAGACCAGGAGATGATAGTAATTCTAATAGTAACGACTCCTATGAAAAATGGGGAAGGATGCCCGTTCAAAATACGGGGGATGATTCAGATAATGTTGTTACTATCAGAACTGCATGGTTAAGACCTTGTTCATTTTCTGTATTAAACGAAGATTGTAGGAAAGAATTAGATAAAGAATTTCCTAATGGCTGTAAGGTTACGTTCGTTAATGATCACTTCGCAGAGGCTTGTAATGAGGATCTTGATGATCATTGGACATTAACGTATAATCCATTAAGTGATTATTTGTATTATGAACCATTAGGTCAGTTATTAGTAAGTGTTCAAGATATTACTAATGATCTGATAAACCTTACCCTTCAAACTATTGAGCATGGAATCGGCCAAACATTTGCTGATCCCCAAGTATTAAACTTTGCTCAGTATGGAGATACAGAAGTTAATCCGGGGATGATATTCCCTGCTAAAGCAATATCAGGTAAGAATCTTGGGGATGGATTCTTCCAATTTAAAACTGCAACTCTTAGTGCTGAAGTAATGCCATTTGCTGAGAAAGTTCAACAAATGGGACAAACAGCATCCGGGGCTCTTCCATCATTATTTGGTGGTGCTCAACCAAATAGTTCTAAGACTGCTGCCCAGTATTCTATGAGTCGTAATCAAGCATTACAGCGCTTACAGAATAACTGGAAGATGATGACTTTCTGGTGGAAGAATATTTTTAGTAAGGTAATACCCGCTTATATCAAGAACGTAGTCGAAGACGAGAAGTATGTTGAAAAGGATAAGACAGGGAATTTCATTAATGTTTTTGTTCGTACTTCTCAATTGAATGGTAGGATTGGAAGCGTAGAACTTGAGGGTTCAGAACAACTTCCTATTACATGGGCTCAGCAAAAAGATGCTATTATGCAACTTTTACAAGCCGGGCACGAGGATGTTTTAAGAGCTCTCTTTTCCCCAGAAAATATTCCTCTTGTTGTTCAAGCAATTGGGCTTAATGATTTTGAAATTCCTGGAGAAGATGATAGACAGAAGCAATATGAAGAAATCAAAATTCTTATGGATTCAGAGCCAATAGAGATTCCGCCTAGTGGTCCTGTAGATACACAAAATCCAGAAGCTATGCAACCACAAATGGTACCTAGTGTACCAATTGATGAAATGGTTGATAATCATGATATCGAAGCGGATATTTGTAGGCGTTGGCTCGTAAGTAGTGCAGGTAGATTAGCCAAAATTGAAAATCCAAAAGGCTATCTTAATGTGCTCTTACACATGAAAGAACATATTAATATTCTCACAATGCAAGAAGAAGCTGCTATGGCTCAACAAGCTGCTGCACAGCCCAAGCAGAATCAAAATAACAGTAAACCTGCAGCACAAAAGGTGAAAGATGGCAAACAATCCATTGCAAGTTGAAGCACCCGCTAGTATGAGAGGTGGGGAAAAAGTTGCTGAAACTACTGAAGAAATTTTAGATATTTTGGATCAGACAGATGAAAATGAATCCGACGATGAGGGTGGTGACAAAGCTTCTAAGGACGAAAAACCTGTCAAGAAAACTAAGGAAGGAACTAGAGATGTCGATGAGGAGGATGAGGGAGATTCAAAGAAGAAGGGCGATAAAGAAGAAGAGGATGAGGAAAAGGAAGATAAGTTAGAAGAAGACGAGACAGAGAAAGAAGATAAAGTTGACGAACTTGTAACTCCTATTGCACTTAAGGAGATTACGACTAAGTATCCTAATATTCTTAAAGAGTTTCCATTTCTCGAGAAAGTTTACTATCGAGAAAAGAAATTCACTGAAATCTTTCCAACAGTTCAGGATGCTCGCGAGGCTGTAGAGAGGTTAGAGAACGTAGCATCTATTGAACAAGAAGTTCTTAGTGGTAAGACGGAAACGATTCTTAAAGCAATTAAAGAATCTAATCCTCATGGATTTGCAGAATTAGTTGATGATTATTTACCGGCGCTTGAGAGAGTACATCCGGGAGCACAGGCTCATATTGCATCCAATATTGTACGGGGAATCGTACTTAGGATGTACAATACTGCGAGGGATGATAATCAGAAAAATGCTGCATTAGTTCTTAGTGATTACTTTTGGCCGGGGCAAAATCCCATGCCACCTCAGCAATTTAGTAATCCTAATGCTCCACCAAAGCAAGATGAAAAGCTAACACAGGAACGTCAGAACTTTGAAAACCAGCGATTCGAGTATGCGGCTGTTGATTTAAATAGCAGAGTATTAAATCAACTCAAAGCTACGATTGATAATAACATTGATAAAGAAAATGTAATGACTGCCTTTATCAAGAAGAATGCAATTACAGAAGTTCAAGCCAAACTTGAGGAAGTATTAACTACTGACTCAAGATTCATGTCTCATATAAATACTTTATGGCAGAGAGCTAAAGCTGCCGGATATTCTCGGTCACATATGGATAATATTCGTTCTGCTTATCTTGGCAAAGCAAAGACGGTATTAGCTCCAATAATTGTTAAGGTTCGTAATGAAGCCCTTAAAGGGGTAAGAAGAGCTAAACCCGAAAATAATGACGAAGATAAGCGTGGACCAATTCCAACGGGCAGATCCGCGGCCGAATCTAATAATAAAGGCGGAAATAAAAAATCTATCCCCCAAGGAATGAGTGTTGAAGATTACATAATGTCTGATTAGGATTACATACATGGCCGCATTTAATGAATCTGAAGTAGCAGGCGCAGAGTTAGAAAGAGTTCTGCCAAAGGTTCAGGTTGCATTTGAGAGTGATGATAAGTTCTACAATGCGATTAAAAAGCGCAACGTAGAGGTTATGTCATATCGTCAGATGCGAGTTCCGATTGAGATTCGTACTGGTGGATCTTTCGGATATTTTGATCCTGATGGTGGAGATATGGGTCGTGGTAGTGGACCCACCATTGATAAAGCAGTTGTTCAGCCCGTATTCATGTACGAGGCTATTGAATATACTAAGCTTTCTCAGTGGGCAACAGATGATAGCAGGAAAGCTGTTATTAATGGCGTGAGGAGACTTACTGCTGGTGCATTAAAAGAAATCAAGCGTCAGATTGATGCACAGTTACAGCAGAATGGTAGTGGAGTAGTTGGAACTATTACATCTGTTACTACTTCTGGTAGTGTTGATACATACGTTTGCACAACGGATGGTTTTGGCGTTAGGTTAGTTAGATCAAAGCAGGAAATTCAGGTCTTTGATGCTACCTTAGCTACACTTCGTGGAAGTGGTACGATTACTTTCTACGACGTCGCGAATAAAACCATTAAGGTTACGCCAGCAATTGCAGGTGTTGTTGCAACAGATGTGATCGTTGTTAAGGGTATTAGTTCTCCTAGTTCCTTACCAGCACTTTATGGTGTGCCTTATCATCACAGCAATGCAAGTACGGGAACGTGGTTAGGATTTAATCGTGCAACGACTCCTGAAATTCGTAGTAATCGAGTCAATGCTGCAAGTAATCCTCTCACATTACCGCTTCCACGCCTCGCGATTAATATGATTGGTAATCGTGTAGGTATTGAGAATCCTTTTAAACCTGTTGCATGGATGCATCCTGCACAGAAACAGGCTTATGAGGAAATTGGACAGTTAGTTTCAATCATTCACAAACAGCCAAAAGAAGAGGGATTAAATCTCTACTTCAACGACAATATGCAGATGGCTGGAGCTGCAGTACGAGATCATTTCAATTGGGATATGACTCGTATTGATTTTGTTTCAGAATCTGTTTGGGGTCGTGGGGAAATTCTTCCGATTGGATTCTACAAGACTGATGGACGACAGATTTTTGAAATTCGTTCATCGTCTGGTGGTCTCAATACGGCAGATATTTTCTATATGGTTCTTGGTACGCAGACGTTTGTGAATAACCCAGCGGCTACTTCGTATATTGATGCGCTGGATGTTCCAGCTGGATACTAGGGGGATATTATGAGCGATTTAGATTACCAGAACCTTAGTCCAGTTCAGAGCAAACAGCAACCTACTCCTACTCGTGTAGCTGCGACTGCTGCTAATGATACGATCTCACCGAATACGAGATTAACTGTTATCACTAGTAGCAATAGTGCCTCTAAGACAATTCGCACGATTGTACCGTATGTTACGGGGTATCATGAGATTGTTTTAATGGGTACAGATGCAAGTCCTACTCCATTAGTTACGGGTGGGAATATTGGTGTAGCATATACAATCGTTCAGAATAGGCCCGTAGTGTTATTCTACGATCCTGTTCTCGCATTGTATTACCCGATGGCAGTTAGCTAGTAATCAAAGGGGGATGCGCATCCTATAAACGCATTTATATTATGCCTACAATTAAAGAAGCAGATGAAGCAAAGAAGGAATTTAAGGATACACCTCTTGAGAAATTGCTAGAAAGAGAAAGAGAAATCCTTAAGAGTTTTAATGGTATTGAAGGTGATATTCCTTTACACCATAAGTTTTGGGTGATTCGTAATGTCATTAGAGCCAAACGAAACAATCCAGACGCTTAACGAGAGACTAAGATCTTTATTCGGATTTTTCTCTCATACAGCGAATCCTCTTTGGAGAATCGTTTTCTCATTCGATGAGTTTGAAAAACGATGGGTAACTCATACTCCAGAAGGATTTAATTTAACTAGTCCGATTATAGCGTTAAGACCAAAGTATAGAAATTATATTAATCCTCCGGCTTTTGTGCTCGAAAGAGCAATGGAGATTCCTCCTTTTGCTAATACGGATTTAGTAGAGAAATTCTCTTATGAGCCAGTTTGGGTATTTAAGGATGCGCGAGGAAATAACTTACCACCAATCTGGCCGGCAATTAAGTTAATTATTGAGAGTGTTAATAGTAAAAGCGCGAGGTCAGTGGGGGCTAAATATAAAGATCCTGAAATTGGTGATACCCCAGAAGAAACTTTAGAACTTCAAAATGCAGCGTTAGATAAGTTAGCGAATGAATTGTTTGGGGAGAGTAGTGATATTGCGGATTCACTACACTACAAAAATGCCGTAATTGTTCCGCATAAACAGTTTGGAGATAAATAAAATGGCTCTTGTCACGGAAGTTAATCAGCTTGCTCCAAATAATCGTATGACCCAGAGGATGCCTGTAAATCCTTTAGATGTTTGTACGATTGTTAGTATTTTTCCTGAACGTATTGTAGAGAAAAAGCATACGATTCAACCGGGGATTTTTATTATTCCTAAGGGATCTTATGAAATTCCTGGTATTCTTCATGTTGGTCCTTCTTCATGGTGGAAAGATGTTGGTCCGGAACAAGATCTTGTAGAGATTCCTACGAGTTCAGTTCTTATTGCTGATAGTGTTATTAGAGATTGGGCTAATGGTCTTCTTGCTTGTAATATGGGCGATAGAATGCCTGGATTATTTTGGGTGCCCGGAGAAAAAGAAATTGGTAATATTCTTACTGAACATCGACGAGAGTTAGATATTGCATTAGCAAGACAAAGAAATTGGTACGAGGCACAGGTTAAGATTGCTGATACGTTGTGGGCGCGTACACAAGGTAATCCAGTAAGTATTTCTAATCATGCTCGCCTCGCGGCCCAAGAATTAGGTTTAAAGAATAAGCCTTGGATGCAGGATTTCTCTACGATCCAAATGAAGAATTGTCCAATGTGCGGGCATCTTTGGAATCCAGCTTTTCCAATGTGTGGAAATTGCAAGACTATTATTGATCCAAAAAGGGTTGAAGAACTTTCTTTAAAGCAGGTTGAATAATATGGAAAAAGCCGCATGGATAATGGATGACAGTGCTGCGTACTTAAATGATAACACAAGGTCTATCTTTACCTATGCGGCCCAACTTCCTTATTTGAGAACTGCTTTTAGAGAATTAGAAGAACTCTATCAAGCTAATAGTGTACCTGTTACTAATGCTCAGGTGCAGAATTTAATCATTGCAGTTGGAGTTACGGATATTGGAGGTCCTACGGGGCCTGCTTTACCTAATGATTTTATTGAACCTATTAAGTTGTATGAAAGGCAACAGGGTTCTACTTATGATTTTGTGGAAATGACTCATAGAGAATTCTTACCTACTAATCAGGTTCCATTAAACTTATTAACTTTTTAGTCATTTGAAGATCAGATAATTAAGTTACTTGAAGCAACTTCTATTATGGAAGTGCTTCTTAGGTACACCGCGAAATCCTTTGGAAATATCGAAAATGAAAATACGCAAATTAGGATTTCTAATACTCGTACTTTTCTTGGATATAGGACTGCTGCTCTATGCGCCGAGTTTATTGGCGAAAACACTGAGAGAGCACAATCTCTTAATATCATGGCCCAGCTCGCGGTAGATAGG